TTGGTCTCGCTGAAGTCGATTATTCCATCTGCCTCAGATTCTATGACCTCATTTTCCGCATACCTATCGACTGTATTGTATGTGGTTATTATTCTAACTTTATAAGTTGCTCCAGACTCCGATCCAGTCAGAACATCACCGTTTACAAAAGTTCCAGAAACGTTAGAAACTTGTAGTACATTATTAACAGAATCCCAATTTCTTACCAAAGCAGTTGTTGAACTGATGCTTCCAACCACTGTTTCGTTGTAAATATATTCACCTGTTCCTGAAGAATATGGTGAAGAAATTGTTATTGTTGGTGTTTGCGTATAACCAAGTCCAGCATTTCTAATATAAATTGCAGTTACTACACCTGCAGTATTGATATATGCTCTTGCCGATGCAGTTACTCCGGCACCAGGAGCACCAGTGAAGGTGACCGTAGGTGCTGTTTCATATCCAGAACCACCCGATGTAATTGTAACAATCCCCACGACACCATTTCCGATGGTTGCTGTAGCAGCAGCTCCTGCTCCTCCACCCCCAATAATGGCAACGGATGGTGCTACAGTATAACCATATCCTGGATTTATAACTTCAACTCCTTGAACTTTATAGTTTTCCGTATTTCCATTACAGTCAACCAATCCCCCAATAAGAGTTGCAATTCCGACAGCAGTTAATCCTCCAGAAGGTGCGGAAGAAATTGCAACTCTTGGTATGGAGGTATATCCATTTCCTCTGTTAGTTACGGTTATAAATCTTACTCCACCATTTACGATTCCTGTAATTGCAGTGGCAGTTATACCAGCACCAACCATAGTTAGAGATTGAATATATCCCTCTTCCTTAATATTATCATCAATCTGCTCAACTCCAGTATCAATAACTTCATCCTCATATCTAAAGAGTTCACATCTCAATTCATAAACATAGGTTTTTTGAAGTTGGTAAAATGGCTTTTCGTGTTCAACAAATTTAATCTCAAATAACCTATCACCCAAAGGAAAATAAATCAAATCTCCTTCTTTTGGTCTTGTTGATAATTTGACATCAGGGATATTTTTCATTAAAGGAGAAATATAAGTTTCAAATCTCTCCTTAGAAATTGTTAATGACAAATCGTTTAATGGTTGAACACCGAACTTTGAAAGAATGGTTCCTTGCCCTTCATATCCATCATATGTGTTTACATATGCCTCTAAAGGATATGCATTATCGAACTTAGATTCAATTACTTCCTTGATTACAGTGTTTTCTGTAATGTATCTTCTCGGAATATAATAGATTTCAACTCCATACATACGGAGTTGTTCGTTAATTAAACCTTGAATTAAGGATTGTTCTGAATTAGATCCTTGAAGAAAAAATGGATTTAACATATTATCCAATCATGTCTAAAGGTGGAAGTTCATAAGTATTAGACATTCTTTCCATTATCAAATCAATTTCTCTTTGAGCATCATCGTACATTTGTCTACCATTAAGTTCTACTCCTCCAGGTAATTTTACTCCTTGGAACTTAATTAGATTTTGTCCCCACTGCTTTTTAATTAATGCAGTCAAGTATGGTTTTAGGAATGAATCATTCCAAACTCTTGAATAATCATTAGGATCTAAGGTTCTGTAACAGTCAATTACCAGATAAGTATCAGTGCTCATAGCTCGCCAATCGATATCGAGATATAATCTATCCTGTCTCTTGTTGTATCTTATTTGCTTTTGTGTGGTAAGTAAAAACTCAATATCTTCAAGGTAAGTTTTTACCATAGCATAAGTTAATATTTCAGTTGATCCCCAATAATAAACATCATTCAGGAATAACTGATATTTAACACTAAACATATTATTAGTAATAGTGTTAGTTCCATCAAAATGGAATATTTTGTTTACACCAATTACTGATGGTGGTATTGGTAAATAGTTACCAGTTTCATAAAAGTTAAACTGAGTACTTACTCCAACATTTTGATTAACTGTGATCGTGCTGATCCCAACACCACTCGATCCAGATGCTATTCCTCTATCAATATCATCTTGAGTGATTTTATATTTTAAGTATGTTTGAGTAACACCATCAAAATGCCTTTCTTGGAAAAATTGAACAGCATCATCTACTAAATCTTCTATTTGTTCATCAGCAACGTTAATTTCTAAAACTGGAGCACCCAGTTTTCTTTTACAATAGTTGATTAGTTCTTGCCTAGATGATGGTTGTGCCATTTATCCAATTACCCCTTATAAGGTATTTATGGTGCTGATGATATTCCAGGTATCACTAAAACATTACCACTTGCAATTCTGTAAACAGTAGTTCCAGAACTTACAAGAATATCATAAATATACCTTCCTTCAGTTAAAGATCTAGTAGATGTGGATCCGAGAGAAATATCAAACTTTCCACCAGCAGCACTTGTAAATCCAACATTAAAAGTTGCTGCAGCATAAGAAGTGGATCCAATAGAAACACTTTTTGCCATTTGAGATGAACCAGTCCATCCCTGAAAATTAAAAGAAGATCCTGATGTAGTTTTTACAGTAAAACTATCTTTAAAAGTTGCTCCGGTGTTAATAGTGAGATTTGCTCCATATGGAACACCGGAGGTAGGATCAAAAGTGATTGTGTGAGTTGCCATTAGAATTTAGATACAACTTCTTGCTGTTTTAAATACAATTTGATATATGACTTAGCATAATTTTTAATCACTTCAATATCATCTACACTATCTATATCTCTAGACAGTTTCTCATATTCAAACATTTTATTAACATCTTCGAGTATTATATCTTCAGGTTTCATTTGCTAATTTCCTCAATAAGTTTTTAATTTCATTCAAATCACTTTTTACATCAGTAAGTTCATTTTCTATATTTTCAATTCTTTTAGATTCTTGCTCCTTTAATTTCTTAGAATTAATATAGTTGTTATATGCTTGCATGTCTGTATTTACAATTGCATTTGTGGTTGCATCACGAAATAAATTCACCTCATCTTTCACTTTTATTTTTTTCATATCAAGCAACTGCAATAACTCTCAAATCTCTAAGCCTTGGTGGATAAGATTGATTTGTTGTTGTTCCAACAAGTTTAATACTAAAGTATCTAAATGATTCCAGATTATCAATTGTAAATTCATAATCTTTAAAAGTAATCTCATTACTATTGAATCCAAGAGTATCATTCTTAGGAACAAAAGTATCAGAAGTTCCATCGTTGTTTGCTGGATCAATTACCTGACCAGATTCAATTCTATTTAAGTATCCTGGGAACGGATAGTAAATAGGTTCTTCAGTGGAATCCTTCATGATAGCATAAAGAGCTCTCAGATCTGCATATGGATTAATGTATGCAGATACAATTAATCTAATCGAAGTGGCTGGAATTTCCAATTGAATTGGTTGAGTAGCATAAACAAATGCTGAAGGATCGTCTCTTAAAGTGGAAACTCTAGAATCTGTTGCAAAGTTTGTAATTACATTATTAACTCTATTCGAAACCAAAATCATTCCAACACGATCCAAATCAATAACAGGAGTTAACCTATTGTCGGAAGTATTTAAATTAAATCTAACCTCCATCGACTTATTTCCAAACAAATTAGATAATTTTGAAGTTTCATTTACTCTAGATGCAATTAATCTTGGTGATGAGAAATAATTATCCTCATCTATTGATAATGATTCAAACCCTTCATTTTCAAAAGAAATTTCTGTTCCAGAAATACTAGTGCCACTTGTAGTTCTAATTTCTGCACTGAGTCTTGTTTCGGGGTGAACAACAGTCTGAACAATTGGTCTAGCGATTTCAAAAGGAATATTTTGTGTCGCTTTGATTATGGATCCACCAATAGATTTGGTGGAATTGAGATAAAGTTTTGGAACACTGGATCCAACAGTTCTATCAATACCATTAGTGCTCATTCCAACTCTAATATTATAATAATCAAGTCCTATAGGATCACTTACTGTTGCATCTTGAAGTTGGTGTGTAGTATTAATTCTTCTTAATGATACTCCTCCAAGTTCATATTTGTATACTAATGAATTTGCTTGATGTGTTAATGCTAGAGTTGAATCCACACCTCTAGTAATTCCAGTCAGTGTATCTCCAACAACCCCTTCATATGATATAATTTCTTTACCAATTAAAATATATCCCGGGTTTGTAGTTCCGATACCAACATTTTCAAATGTTGTAAATGAAGTACTAAATCCTGGAGAAATAGAAATAGAATTGGTAGATGTAGAAGAATACTCAATTGCAAGTTTTGCTGGTTCTACGTCAGATATTGCATTTGAAATAACTACTGTATTAGTTAATGAATGCATACCATGATTTCTGTGATTTACTTTGATGTGCAATCCATCAGATTCTATAATTGGAGTAGATTGAATATAAACTCCACCACCATTAATTGCAGTTGTTCCAGACCCAGCAGAACTTGAGTAGTAAAGAGTGTTTCCAACACCAACTACAAAATCACCTTGAACATTATCAAGTGTTATTTCATTAGTCCCTGCAATCCCAACAATAGAAAGTCTCAAGTTTCTTCCAAGTGAATTAATACCAATTGAGGATGCAGTAAGAACATCACCAACCACATAACCAGTTCCACCAACAGAAACTGTTGCGGCAATTGCAACACCGTTTTGAATCGTAATATTTGCAGTTGCATCTCTACCACTACCTGTTACTGAGGTGAGAGAAACATTATTATATGTTAAAGATCCACTTGATGGAGTGTATCCTATACCTGCGTTAATGATTTGAAGATTTCCAGTTGCAGATCCAGCAGCTCCAACATAAGTTCCTGTTGCATTAGATCCAAATTGTGAAATTTGATTTCCAACAACAAGACCAGAATCTGTCAGTGTAGTTCCAAGACCGACACGAATTCTTCGTGAATTTATTTCTAAAGAATCCTTTCTTAAAGTTGCAATCTGTTTATTATTTTCGTTCAATTCGGGATTGAAGAATGTTATAGATCCTTCGGAATCAAATCTTGCAGTGAAAAGATTAAACTTCAAATCTTCATATTGGCTTGGAGTCCATGTGGAAGAATTTTGGGATTTAAATAGAGAACCTAAAAGGTTTTGTGAAGTTACTAACTTAGTTGCCGACTCTGGACCACTAGATGTTGTTATGTCAGCCTCTCCCAATCTGGATATCCAAACATTATATTCATTAGAATCTGAAAGAATAACCACAGCATGTTCTTTATTTCCCGACAAGTAAACTGGAGCCGAAAAATTTATCCTTGTAGGAACTGATGCATCTTCTGATAGTGAAATTTGATTGGGA